CCGGATTCCATCTTCCGCAAGGAAGTATGGGTCCAAAGTAGTCCGTACAAGCCAGCATGGTTGGGGTGCAAGGAAAGCACCCTTTTCCACAACAGGCTTACAGACTAGTGGTTCGCTATTTATCTCACCCAGCCAATCGGGGACTCCTTTAACGGGAGCACCCCTGTGCTGATTGGGATATTTTCGTTCGCCACTAAGCCGCCTCGAGGTTAACCACAGCCGAAGCTGGGCCGCCTCGTCGCATGCCACGTCACGTTTCCGGTACATCACCCTCTTGCGAGGACTTTGACCGGTGACCAAACTGTCAGACGAACTGACATCCTGACCACCATGGATCTGTTTCGGAACATGCGCCGCCCACCTCTTGTGGAACGCCAAAACGCGGTCATGGGTGATAAAACCCCAACCACGACTCGACCATTCACACATTTGGTTGAGCAACCGAACCAGGTCGGTCACTCGAGCGATCGGCCCCCTCACGAAGAAGGGTGTCACATCTACTCCGTTGTAGTAATGACCACCGCAGCTTTCCCGGAATAGTCCAGTCCAAGCAGACTTCTTGACGTTGAGTTTAAATCCAACGAAATCGAAGATACGCTTGAGACGAGGAACAATTTGGGTAGGCGCGATGATATCATCGCCGTAGACGGAAATCCTACCACGAACCTTACTTATCCCACATACCGCGCGAGTGATCGCGTAGAACAGGAGACTTTCTAGCTCAAAGGTAAAACCGTTGCCCATCGAGGAGAACATTTGCAACTCGTGTGTCGAAACACACTTGTCACGCGGGTCCATTCGAATGAGCGTCCTCTTGACGCGCAAATCCTCTAACAAGTTCCACCACTCAGCAGGCAAGAGCTCTATCACGAGCTGCCTAGAAATGGAGTCACTAGCAGACGAAAGGTCAATAGTCGCAAGATCCTGCTTCACAGCGGTTCTAGCGAGTTCTTTGTTGACGGTCTGATCATTTAAATCCACACCAATCATCCTTAAGCGCTTGCGAATGTAGTTGCCTACGCTTCGCTGGAGGAACATATTAATCTCGGGCTCTTTACAAGCCACGCGATCTATGTCCGTAGACTTAGGTACGGTAAACAAGACCGACTCTTCGGTCCACTGCAGTTCCTGGGTCGAAAGGAGGTTATCGTGAGATACCTCCGCCCAATGTGTTGCAATAGACGTGGAGCCATGTGCTTCACCGGTAAGTTTGTCCGCCGCAGCTGTTACGCTGCGTCGAACACGAGTTGAGGCTCCGTTCGTATGCATCCCAGTGTTTAGGATAGCATCGTAATTGAACGGGCCTAGAATACGACGTACGTTTGCACGTACCCTTGAAAGGAGATCCTCCCAAGTAACCCACCCAAAGTCAACCTCCATAGTGGAGGCCAACATTAAGCGTTCGTTGGTCTTCGTATTCCGCTCCTCGGTCGCAAGCCACTTTTCTATGGCCGCGCGTCGCCTCACTTCGGGGGGCGTCGTCTTGGGGTCACAGTACTTCGAAAAGCACTGATCTCTCAAGTACAACGCTTTAAAACCACCATCCTGTGCTTCCAGATTTATAAGATCCGTTAGCTCAGAAATGACAGCCTTCCCTAGGTGATCCGGCAGTCTATCGTCGAATTGCTTCAACTTAGTGTCTTGGCGCATTAGTTTTCACTCCTTGTGAAGATGAAACGTGTCAGGATATTCACCACTTCCCCTATCGGGTTGGAATCTCACCGTGAAAGATGAGCTTCCCATCCGTATAGTCGCAGGCATAAGTACCTGCTAAACATAGGAGTAGCAATGTAATAAGTCTCTTAGGCACCGTAGATACCTTCAAGATCAACGAAGGTGGAGTTGACGAGTACTTTCGAGGGCGCAAGAGCGTCCGCAATCATACCAATCGTGTCCTTTCGTTCCTGTGGTGTCGACGTCTTGTCGAACGTGAGGTCCAGAGAGGCATAAGCCACCCGTACCACACGGGGCACCAGTACGCCGTTGATGGTCTCATTGACCACCACCGGATTTGACAACACGAGGCGGCCCTTATACTTGGTGCCTGCTTCGCGAAGCGAGATGGTGAACGAGCGTTCACCGATCGGAGTTGGACCCATCTCAGACACTTTTGCCACCCCCGCGGTAAGACCGCGAGGAGTGAAGGTGTGTGCGACGGGTGTTGCGGCACGGTCATTGACCGTGAGGGGTTGCAACGTGGGCATTAGTTTGCTCCATTATTATCGACCCTTAGTTAAGAGTGCGATTGCTGTGGCAGTTTTCACTGCTGTGAACCCGCTTGTCTTCAAATAGAGAGAAGAGGCGGGGAAGGAAGCTAACGGAACCCTTAGCATGCTAAGGGCTTTGACCTGATATGACTGTTTCGTACCACGAACAAAGTTCTCGGTACTAGCAACATATCGATGAGTGAACGCGCTTTTAGTCCACTCAGTACGGTAACCGGACAGAAATCTAAGTCCGACACCAGCCGAAATGTTTTCAAGGAATTGCCCAATCGGGACAATCCAATCAACAACGAAGGAGTAAGGAACCAGTTCCCACAAAATAGCTGCAGGATTAACCAGTCCGATCGAGTCCATATATGCCAAAAAGCGGTTATCCAACCCGTAGGTTATTTGGATTTCCACTCCGACAACGACGGAACCCGACGTCTCGGGATTGATGCCATAGTTAAAAGGCATCCCGAGCTCTCTTCGTACGACCGTTTGTACTGTCGAGTAGGGGGCTTTATTGCCCTTCCTCAGAGTTTCGAACGCATCATGGGCATCCCTTAAAAGGGGTAACCACCCATACTGCATTCCCAACCAGGCTTTCTGCGGGGTAAGAAACTTCCCCTTAGCATTATACCTGAGACCCAATATGCGTGCGGCATTCGCGTAGTTGCGACGCCGCACCTGCCTGTACGCGTCCAAGACGCGTAGTAAGGTGGAATCTAGCATCAGAGCCGTTTTCTTAAGCTCTGCTGCGAAGACGCCAGCCTGAAATTCATCACCTTTAAGTTTGGCTAGAACCTTAGACTGGCACTCCCAACGCATGTTGAGTGTGACCGCCGGATAAGCACGACCCAGAGTGGCTACTAAGCCCTCCCAAGTTGCACCTGAGGCCGACGACCAATGAGAGATTCCTGAACGGCGCCATAAGTCATTTGGCGAACCGTTAGGGTGATACACGTAGTCACACTGGTTTGGTGTGATTTCCATGAAACACGCCTCGTAAGAGGTAGGGCGATAGTATTGCCCCTGGAACGGGAGAGTCTTCTTGATGTCCGAACGGTATGAGAACTCACGCAAATTTTGTGAGTTTCGACCACCGTCCGTATATCCGTTAGACAATCGCGTACGTGTTAAAGTTGCGGTAGAGTACCGCGCTTTCTCATCTCTCATCTGATTGGACCTCACCTGTTGTGCTGTGAAGCACTTCAGGCCTCACGATTTCTATCATACCACCAA